GGATACGAGTCTAGCATTGCCTTGGATGTGATTGGTGTCAGCTTCTCATCCATCTCGTTGATCGCAAACATCTGCTTGCCGTCTGCCCACAGACCCTGTGCTTCCTGCTTGTTAGCTACGGGGTTGAGGTCTTCGGGTGAGACCTCTGGCATCTGGCGTTGCTCTGGCATCCGCACCGCACTCACCGCCTCGTAGCTGAATGGCATTGCAGGATACTCGTCTGGCGACATTGGAACCGCTTTGCTGACACGATCTGCGCGGTAGGTGCGATAGACGTTGTCACGGCTTTTCACGCCATCTTCCAACAGCATTGGGTTGAGTACTGCCTGTTCCTTTTGGTTGAGCAGGCCGAACATGGTGTTGATGAATTTCTTGCGCTGATCACCCTCGACCACACCGTACTTCTCGTTGAAGTACACAATGCTATCCTCCGTGGGACGGTTGAGATGGAAGTCCATCATCGCCTGCACATCTTGCAAAATCGCGTCGATATTCCCGGCGTACAGCTTCTTTCCACGCTTGCTCTGTGCGCGTTTCTTGATGTTCTCTTGCAACTTGGTCACGGACATAAGTCCGTACAGGATGTTGCCGTCCTTGGAGATGGTTATCGCTACTGGGGCAGAGTCACGAATAGCCGCCTTTTGCGGGGCATAGACTACCTTGCCAGACTTTAGTCGTATTGTAGCTGGGAAGTTGATCATCACCATGCGCTGACCTTTGCCATCCTTGACGATCCTGTTGTACTGGCGAATCATCCGCTTCTGCTCGTTGTTGAACTTGTGCTTGGCGAACATCTCGTTCAGCACGGCATCCGACAACCAACCGGGTTGCAGCTCGCCCTCGTCGTCCACATACGCCTCACCCTTCTCTGGGATATAGTTTGACTCTCGACGCTTACGCATGGCCTCCACAGCAGTCAGACCCGCCATTGCCCGGTCGATGTCCACAGACTTGTCGATGAAGACTGGTCGGCCATCCTTGAGGATTGGCTTGTCATTCTCATCCACTTGGATAAATGGGTGCATCAACTCCATGTCGATTGCGTTAGCAGGGTCGAACATGAGCGGTGCGCCAGAACCTTCCTTGTCGCTGATAAGTGGCTCAAACTGTCCCGGCATCATGCCAGAACTGCGTCTGTTCATCTCGCGGAACATTCTGTTGGCAATCGGGTTCTGCCTGATTTTATCGTCACCAAGAATGCCGTTACCCTTCACCCACGCCCCATTCGCGTCAATAGCACCACCACTCTTGATGTGGAGGTCACGCAGGACGGGGATTTTGGGCAACACAGTCTCCAGCACCGATCCAAGCTTCTTGCGAACCTCACCACGGGCGGCAAGCGCACCAAGCTCACCAGTTTCTGCCATTGTCGCGTACTGGTCTGCGTGCTGGTCGATGAAGTATTCAACCGCAATCTTGTCGAGCGGAAACTCAACGCCGATCTCGGCATCGGTCATTCCTGCATCACGAAGTCGCTTGTAGTACCCATCTCTGAACCTTTCAAACTCTGGGTCGAGCTTGCCTTCCTTCGACCTAAACAGACCACCAACAGCATTGGTCTTGGTGTCACCCAAGAAAAGGGCTGCGATACCACCCTCCATGTTGTTCTTGATCAACGTGTGGTGGAGCGTTTCGTGAGCCACCAGTGGCTTGAGGGGGTTGGTTGAATTGACATTTATATTCGCAGTGTTTGTGTTGATGTCGTAACTGCTACTTCCAGAGTCGATGAAATTGTAGTTCAGCGTTGGGTTGGCAATGGAGTAGGTTGCCATCGACCTACGCACACCCGGAGGAAGTGCCTCGTACAATGCCTTCTGTTTGGTGTCAGTTAGGTTGCGCCTGAAGTTAATCTCATCACCGATAGCAAGCTCGCGCATGCGCTTCTTGGTTCCCATGAACGCTCCACCACCTGCTGCAAATGATCCACCAATAACCAGTGATTCAGCCGCCGCACGGGTCATGGTTTCAGGGCGCATGTCAGCACCATCCGAAAGCCACTCAAACATGAGGTCTACGGGATACGCTGCGGCTATACCACGACCAGTTCTGCGGATGATGTCAGATGTCGCACCACCAAGCTCAAAGATATTAAATGTGTGGGCAATACCACGACCAAGAGATCCCGGTGCTGTATGTCTGTTAACACGCTTCCAGAATGGCATCTGTCCACGCGCATTTTCCATCTCCTTGCCAACATAGCGTAAAATCTTGCCGTACTCGGAGAGAAACTTGCCAGTCTTGAGTGCAGCACCCGTAACGCCAATTGCCCCAACTACAGGGTTGCCTGCAAGACCAACTACGCCAGATGCACCAAGTGCCGCATTGTAAGCTTGATCAAGACCACGATCCTTGAGGTATCCAGTAACTGCATCGTCAACCTTTGTGAGAGTATTACCAGTACGCTCAAGAATGGAACTTAGTGTCCTTGCTGGAGCAGAGCGAATTCTGCGACCAAGCTCAACAGTCTGCATTACCTTGTTGGCGTATGCCTCTGGGATGCGAGTTGCCAAGCTATTGCGCTTTACTGTCAACTCCTCCAGCGTGTTCATTGCTGTTGGCATTGCAGCACGCACCTCGTCAGCACTCGCTGTGATTTGCTTCGCCCTGTCTAACACCTCGTTGGCACGAACCATCAACTCTGGATTGTCAGCAGCCTTTGCAGACATGTTCTTAAAAAGTTGCTGGTATCTAGGAACAAACAATGCCTCCTTTTTGAGAACTGCGTTTCCAGCCTGCACCACAGCTTGCACATCTGCCAAGGCGGCTTCCGTTTGTGCGACCCGTCCAAGAACTTTCTGTGCGCCTAGCGTTAGTCGAGATGCTAGTGGCACTGATTTTGCAACATTGAAAGCTACGCCTGCTGGAATTAAGTTAGTTGGGTCAAAAGCAAGTTCAGAGAAAGCACCAACACGCGAATACCTTTTGTTGAATTCCTCTGCGCCTAGTGTGTTTTTAGCATCTTCTGCCATCTTCACAGCACCATCAAGGCCAAGAACAGTTTCTGCAACCTGACCCACTCCAAAGTTTATGATGTCACGATTCTGTTTTAATTGACGCTGGCGAGCCGCGTACAAATCTCGTTCAGCCTCTGCGTTCTGCTGTTGTAGTGCTTCAACGCTTTGTGTGTACATCGGAACACCACCCGGCCCAACCATCGCTACATCCTCGGCTTGAATGGTATCGGCAAGAGCGGCAGAACCAACATCTAGAAGCCTACCAAGGTTAGCAAAATTGGTTGTGATTTTTTCAATCGCAGCAAGTCCGCTTGTTTGGAATTCAGCTTCAAGCTTTTTGCCTTCTGGCTTTCCAGTAAGAACATCAAAAGCATTTTTGAAGTTCATGGCTTTACCAAATGTCTGCATCAAGTTAGTAAATCCACCAAAGGCATTTCCAACAAAACCAGCAGCCGCTTCCAGTTTTTCATCAAAAGTAGAACTTGGTCGAATTGCCCCTTCATCCCATAGCTTGGTGAATGCGTCAAGATTTGACTCGTCTAAAAGTTCGTCTTCTGACAGTAAATAAACGCGGCCATCTTCAGTCAGAGTCCCATCCTCATTAAACATCCCAGATTCCTTGAGATTAACAAATAACTTCCCGCGCGAAGTGGCGTTTCCTTCAGCATCAACCAAGCCAATAGCTTTTGCTCTAGTTGCAGTTAATGGTTCAGAAAACAACTCGTTAGCGTTTCGGTAAATGTTTCCATCTGGCGTTCTTAAAGAATCCACCTCAATGCGCCTAGCCTCGGCTTGAGGGTTGATGGACACCATGTCGGAAGGTTCCTGCTGCCTTACCTGTTGATATGCTCCTACAATGTCTGGTTCTTGAGCCTCAACACCAACAGAAATTGGTTGGTTGTAAGCCTCGTAAAGTGTATCGCTTGTTTCAAGTTCTGTTTGACCAAGTATTCCAGTTACTTCAGATGATAGGAGGTTGATCGCACCCCTAACATTTTTGCTAAACTCTGGTTGGTCTTCTTTTGGTACATTGAATGGCATTGCGACCTATTGTTTTGGTAGTCCTTGAAAGAATGTATTAAAATTGTCGGCGTTTTTTGGTTTTGCTTCTGGAGGAGCGATTTCAACAACATTCTCGTCCTCCTTAATGACATCTCGGAGCTCAGACAAGTAAGTTGACCACACTTCTGGTGGATCAGTAATTGCTGGTCTTCTTTCAAGAATCATCTTCATCTCATCATTTGAGACTGGTTTAAGATACTTGGTCGCTTCAAGCATGTCTTTCTCAAGTATGATTGAAAGTTGTTTTTGATTGGCTCTCGTTTTTGGGGTGTTTAGTGGAATAAATCCAGTCCAATCTGCAACGCCAGTTGCAAGCCCCTCTCCCCAACCAGTTGCGTCTTTTAATGCTCCTGTTGGTTCATTGTTTTCATTTACGAACTTATTTAGTTTCCCAAGAAGTCTTCCCTTTTCCTTTGATTCTTGTTTTGCGGTCGCCTCCGCTTGCTTCATTTCCTCTTTTAGCTTGATGTCGGATTGCGTTTGCTCTTTTGGCATGATGTTATCAAACACCTTTCTAGCTTCATCTACTTGACCAGTGCCAAGCAGTGAAGATATAGAATTAACGACATTGGGATCAGGAGTAAATCCCTGTTCTTGCGCCTGCTTCATTCTAACCCCGAACTCATTTGCTGTGGCTTGAATGCGAGCAGCCAATTGTTTTTGCTCGTTTTGTTTTTGTTGAGTCTCTTGAACAAACCTATTGTACTTTTCTTTAAGTATAGGAATTTTATCGGCTGGAATTGACTGCCCAACACGATAACCAAGCTGGTCTTTTAGGAATGTATCAAAGTCCATTGTATTGTTCTTTACTTAACTATGTACGCGCTATTTCCACCACCACTATTTTCACCACCTCCAGCAGATGCCGACATTCTAGCCTCACGCTGACGAGCAAGACCCATGGATGTCTGAGCCTTCATCATGTTAAGCGTGTTGCTAATAAGGTCATTGTAAGTGGTCGCTTCTCCGTATCGCTCAATCAATGATTTGCTTGGATCGTTAATGCTAATTTTCATTGCCTCCAGCTCGCCCTTTCGTTCTGGAAACAAGTTAATTGCGCTATCAATTTGCTTTTCAATACCTTTAATTTGGCCTGTAAGCTGGGCGTTTTCTTTTTTAATTGCGCCGTATTGCTCAATTCCTTTTGCAATTCCAGCTCCAAGGTTCTGCATACCCTGCGCTTGAATATCAGCTGCGCGGGTAAACCCAGAGTAGTCCTGCAAAAACAGGCGCGGGTCAACGGATGATCCTAGTAGTGCCATAGTGTTAGTCTTTCATGTATGTTGGAATCGTCTGGTCAAACCACGCGACTCGATTAGAAATGTTTTCGATGGTGCAGTCAAGTTTTGGACAATGCACAAAATTTGGTGCTGATGCTCTTCGGTCAATGCAAGCCGTACAAGCATGGACATAGTCGCAGTTATGGGTGCGATCTGCCTTCTCTGACCATTTGCCATTAACCTTTTCGTATCTGCTGGTCTGGATTGGCACATTCTGCTCTTCGCAATAACGGAATACATCGTCGTGCGTCCAGTCCCTCATTGGGTAGAAGGCATTGCATTGACCGGGATTGATTCGCACATCCACACGAACTCCAGCATCGCCACCATAAATAGGATCGCTATCACATAGCTTGTGGCCCACTAACATGCCGTCCCATCCAGCAAAGATACCTGCGCTTTTGGGGCGATTGTAGATATCCATAGCGCAAACCCAAGGCTTTCCTTCTTCAACTGGCGTGATTCCAGTAGGGCAAGTCATGTCGGTATTATCGAAGAAGTACTTGTTCTGTACCTCAAATTCGTCGCCAGTCTGCTGGAATGCCGTATATGTCGGATGCCAAGTATAGACCTCAAGCCCCCATTCCTCTATAATCCTGTTTTGGAATGCGTACTTTGCTGGTTGCCATTGCTCTCGGTAGAATACCACAGGAACTTTTACACCGACCTTCTTAAACACAAGGTCGAGCAAGGCCATGCTATCCTTTCCACCGCTCCAAGCTAGGCACGGTTTTTTAGAGATGCTTAGGCACATCTCTATGTTTTTGATAGCAGATTGTACTTTAGAAAACATTAGATTGCAACGATAGCCGCCCCAGCAACAGCACCACCTGCTTGCATCATTCCAGAAGAATAAGATGCCCGTGCTTGTTGTGTAGCTGCTTGAGCTTGAAGCATATTCTGCCTTTCAGCTGCGCCAAGGTTAAGTCCAGTGTCTGGGTTAATCAAGCCCGGTGTTCCTTGCTTTATTGCACCAAGTCCAATTCCTAGCATTTGTTGACCAGTTTGGTAAGAAAGTGGTTGTTGGCTTAATAAACCAAGTCCCGGTTGCGTGTAAAATCCTTGAGCAAGATTATACAGGTTCTGCCCTGCTTGCGCTGCCTCAGCACGTTTTCGGGCTAGCACGTCTTCTCTACCCATTGCTTCCGAAACAATACCAAGATTACCACCAAGTCTCCCAGCTGTTTGAAATTGTTCTCTAGCTTGTTGTTCGTAAACTCGTCTTTCTTGTGGTGTGACTCCTTGAGATGCAGCCAAAGCTCTCTCAGCTTCAGTTTGTGACGCAGAAATAACCGCAGCTTGTTCTGGAGACAAGCCTTCCATAACACCACGGGTAAGTGGTGCTTGTTCAGCCATAGTGCCAAGCTCCGCTTCTCTGGATGCACCTAGTTGTTGCCCTGCCTCTTGTGCTGCACCCCTACTTAATGCATACAATCCTTGTTGGCCTCCAGAACCACTAAGGAAACTTGAAATATCCTGTAAGTTCAGTGCTTGGAACTCTGGACGAAATTGTTTTTCAAATCCAATGACTTGAGGAAGCGAGCCACCATAAGCGGATACAAATTTTTTAATATCAGCAGCGTAATCTGCTGTTGGTGCTGTTATAGCTTTAGGTTTCTTCCCCATAATCGTGTCTTATTTGAGTTTTGAGTAAAATTGTTGCATATTATACACCCTCACCCTAGGTGAATTCTTAAAGTCACGCTGGAAGGCGATGTATTCAAAGTCGTCGCGGAACTTTCTGAGAGCTTTTCGCATATTGCCAGAGTGCATGGTGACAAAGAGTGTGTCGGAATGGTGAATTTCACAGGCTTGCTCTGGGGAGTCGGCTTGTGAAAAGAAACATAGTGCAAAACTATCAGCGTCAGAAACGACAACACCAAAGCACAGATGCCAATAGAGAAGTTGGTTGAAGTCAATTCCATCGCGTTCATATATTTCTGATACTTGTTTTAGTGGTTGGTTCATGCGGATCGTACTAAACAACCACTGAAATAAGTTGCGCTGGACCCTGTGTTCGTGTTTGCTGCCGCAGGTGAATTTTGATATGCGTATAACTCTATGTAGTCTGATATACCATCCAAGTAAATCAAGTCGCTTACATGAGAACGTGTGCCCTGTCCGTTAGCAACGCTTCCCGCCGCCCATGCGGAACCATTTTTGTAAATCAATGCTTGAATTGTTTCTTTTGAGCTAAAGCTAACGCAACCATTTACTTGATAGTAGCCAGCAACGGTTGGAGTAAACCTGCTACTTGCGAAGTTATTGTTTGTATCAAAGTCTTCTGTTGCAAGCGTAACTTTCACAAAAGTATTGTTTGTTACGGAAGTCGCGGAACTAGCATACGCTCTAAATGCTGGTCCAGTGGATGTCACCCCAGTAGCAAGTTTTGCTTGTGAAACACTGCCATCTGCGATTTTTGCAGAAGTCACCGCATTTGGGGCAATCTTAACTTCAATTACACTAGAGTCCGCTAACTTGCCAGAGGTGACATTGAGATTTGTAATTGCGTTTTCCGTTACGGAGTTTGCAGCCAACTCATTAGACGTAATTCCAGCGGCGCGAACCTTCAATTTACCTGCCGAAACTTCAAGCGTAGTCCCAGTAATGGAATCAGATGTCATCGTTGTCTGGTCGATGATGTTGTTCATCTTCGTGCTAGTGATTGTATCAGTAGCCGTAAATGTGTAAGTAGTATCAACTGCGCCCATAGCGATTATTTCTGTGAGATAATTTGTCTGTTGGTGACGGAACCAGCGACTTTAATGGAGTTTACCTTGGGGGAACCTATGGTTCTTGTCAAGATCATCGTTCCTGTATAGCCACGAATACCACCAAGTCGGCAGCGAATACCTGCTGTTTCAGACTCACCATTAGTGTTGGGTGCTAGAATCTCGCCACCAAGGAATTGTGTTGTAGTGCCAATCTCTGAAGCGTTATCTGGGTCTTCAGATGCAAATGATATGCTATATTCCCCTTGCTCTCCAGCAAGGTTTTGCATGACAATCTGAGCATCAGTAAACCTTTTCCGCTCCATAGTGCCAAGGTCGTAACCACGGGTCGTCAAAGAAGCATTGATTGCAGGAGTAATCAGCAAAGAGCCAACGTTTGACACGTTCAAGCGATCAACGGAACTATCTGCTGCTTCAAGTTGGTGCAATCCACCATTAGCGGTCACGGCATAGATGTTGTCGCGTACTCCCGCGCTGCCAATCACGAAGTTTTCGATCAAAAACCTAGGATCTCCGAATGTATCCAAAGACTCCCAGCCTTTATTGAGGAAGTTAAACACCAAAATTGCGTTGTTTCCACGCGCATCGTTGGCTCCTGCCACGGAATCCAGCGGCACGGCGAGGTAATAGCGGTTATCAAACAGCACTCCTACGGCTCGGTCGGCATAATCCTTGTTGATGCGGTCAATGTAAGGCTGAATGTTCTTAGAAATCGGTTCCTCGGCCCCACGAAGGTTGTAATCGTTAAGGAACTCGACGGCATAGACCCCATCATCGGACAGGAACATGACCATGTTACCACGGGAAACGATGGTCCTTCGGGCCAAGCAACCAACCTCGGAGGTTAGTTCGGTGACCTTGGTGTCCAGCAAGCTGCCCTGCGTCCCAGAAATAAGGTGCAAGCTGTTGCGGTTAAGCACAATTAGTGCATCGTCGTAGAATCCGTGCATCCCAACCACATAATCGGCAGTACCACCGCTGATGCGGAACTGGTTTTCGATCTGGTCGAAGGTCGTGGTGTCCAGAATATCGGAAACCGCAATCTCATCTGTAATCTTGGTGCTGGTATAGACAGGTGCGTTGTACGAACCAGACTGGCTGTAGTAGTGTGGAACCCACAATCTACGCTGGAAGTACACACCCCAAGGCGCACCGGGTTGGTGCATAAATCCACCACCTACGCTGAACCTGCCACCAAACTCAAAGGAATCTGATGATGATGTATTGTAGTCCCCGATAGGAGCATACCACTTAATTGTAGTGGTTGTTGCCTCGGTTACATAGTACTCGTTACCAACCATCCCAGAAAGCTCTGGTGTTGCGGACTCACGAACCACAATAACATCTCCAGCCCTAACGGTAACATTGCCAGTAACTGTGGTAGTCACCAATCCAGAAACGACATCGACATCCTTTGCTTGGATGTTGAATGTCTGCGGTTGGGTGTACGCACCACCAGGCGACAGGGTAAACCCATCGGTCATGGTGGCAGCAGAAACTCCAAAGGTCTGGGTTTGGCTAGTCGTGAAGGTGTAGGTAAAAGTGTCTTGGTCAGCAACGGAAACCACCGTGAATGTACCATTGGCATGAGTACCACCAGTAAGACCAGCAACCGTAATCTGCGCCCCATCAAGCAACCCGTGGTCTTTGACGCTCATGGTCACAGTCGTAGTGCCAGACTGCGAGGCAGACAAAACAGGACGACCATTAGGGAACCACTCAAACGCTTGTTTCCCATCACGGAAGAGCATCACCTTGTCAAACACCTGTATCATGTCGGTGTCAGCACCAAGCTCCTGCCCCGGAGGGTAGGGGATATTCGTGACGCTGTAGTCCGCTAAGTCAACCTTCTTGGCTACCGTATCCAAGGCAATGATAACGTACTCCTTGTTTCCAGTATTTGGGTCGCTGAATAGGCAGGATGCTCGGACGTTGGCATTGGCTGCATCGTTAATCGGCATCTGGGACAAAGTGCCAGTAGTGTCGGTAACCGATGTCACTCCAGCAACCGTGTACTGCAACGTATTTGCGTCAAAATATGAAAGCAAGTAATCTCCATTAACGGCAGAATCCAAGCCACTTATGGTCGCCCAACCAGTAGAACCTGCGTCAAATCCATGAGCCGTCACTGTAATGCGAATAGTGCCAGTCGTTGGAACCGTCACATTGGAGATAGTCTTGGGAGAGTCAATCAAGTAGAACGGCAACTGCAACGGAGTCCCGCCAGTAGTAAACGCACTGGTCTTCTCCACGATACCCTTACGAGGCCGCCAGTAACCCTCCATGCGTCCATTCAAGGACTCGCGCACTTCGGTCGGTTTAAGTTGATTCAACTGATCCCTTTGGTTCACACCAAGGAATGCCCGATCACCATCCTCGGCAATCGAGTCGTCCATTCCACCCATGGAACGGAATTGAGACATTATTCAAAGTAGACAATAACAACGCCAGAGGTCAACGTAACCGATGAGAATCGGCCACCAATACCCAATCCAGCAGGAAGGGTGATGGACTGCAAGCGGGTAGGACCAGTCACATTTCCAGATGCACTAGCAACAGAGCTAAACACCGCATCGTTCACCACTTGAATCCAGCGGATGTTGCCAGTGTAGGTAAGCGCAGTAGGCGAGGAAACAGACGAAAGCACAACGCTTCCGTTCTGCCCCTGTAGATCGTAAGCAACGGGAGTAGACATATCCACGAAGTGGGTGGGGAATGTGGATGCGTCAAGCAGGAATCTGGCACTTTGGGAAATTTTTGAAGGGGGGGTTAATCGCCCCCGCTTTTTCCGCCGCGCCAAAACTTGACCCCCCCCTCCCCAGTAC